AACCGTTTGGATTAATGTATCCGGTGCTGCTATTACTCCAACAAGTGTGAAAATTTTACTACTTTCTTATTAAATCAATTAAGATTTCTTACATTCTTCCAATAAAATTAAATATACAATAAACATATTTAAATATAATTTAACATAATTAAACACAGATGAGTGAATATATTAGAGATTATGGAAAAGGAAAAATTTATAAGATTGTTGTTGATACTGAAGAAGAATATAAGCCTTATGTAGGTTCAACAATACAAGGATTAGCGGAACGAATGGCGGGTCATCGTGCTCATTATAGTGGTTGGAAAAGTGGTAAATTAGGTAAATGTTTTTCTTATGATTTATTTGATAAGTTTGGTATTAAAAATTGTAAAATAATTTTATTGGAAGAATATCCTTGTAAAAATATTAATCAGTTATTAATGAAAGAACGAGAATGGTTTGATAAAATTGAAAATTGTAATAAATTAAAACCTCTTAATTCAAAAGAAGAAAGAAAAGAATACTCAAAAAATTATACTGATACACATAAAAACAAAATCAATGAATATGCAAAAATATATTATGAAAAAAATAAAGATAAACTTAATGAAAAACAAAAAAGTTATGCTAATAAAAATAAAGATGTAATTCTTGAAAAAAATAAAGAAACTTTTACTTGTATTTGTGGATTAATTTCAACTATTTGTAATAAATCAAGACATAATCGCTCTCTTAAACATCAAAATTATTTGTCTTCTGTTCCAAAGGCTCAAAATTTAATTCTTTCATAAGCAATAGATATAAATTATAGTAGTACATTTCATCTCGCTCGGCATCTTGTTCTAGGAAATCAAATACTGCTCTCATTAATATAAATATTTTATGTATTTATATTAATTTTCTCTAATTCTATCAACGAAGAGTATCCATTTCCACTTTTTTTCTTCTTCTTTCAAAAGTTCCTTCAACATGTTTCTCTCAAAATTCAACTGTTTTATAAAGAGACGACGATTAATGTCTTTCTTATTAAACATAAAAGATTTAATAATAATCCAACAATCCTCATTTAACATTATTATATAATTATAAAAACATTTTAAGCAATAATCGCATTTCGTAATCCACCGCACACTCGAACCGCATCTTCTTCATCACATTTATCACACAACCAACCTCCTCGAAGTCCTTCGAAAAACCATCCTTTCTCTCCTTTCAGGTATCTACAACCTCGCACACATTTTGCTGTTGTCGATTCAATATGTTCTGCCTCTTCACGCTCCTTTTTCAATTTCATATTTTTTATCATTTCTGCTACTTCTTTGTCTTCTTTATCTTCCGCTTTCATATGCTTAATGCTGTCTAGATGACGTTTATAATCTTGTCTGTCATTTGTCCCGTAAGAGCAAGTCATACAGAAAAAAGGTTTTGAAAAAGCCTCAACAGATGTTTCTGGTTTATCACCTTTATGCTTTTTACTCTCTGTATGTCTTTTGAAATCCTTTTTATTTTCTGTCCCAAAATCACATTGTTCACAGTAATACTTTGCTTGTGATTTATCCCCTGACTGACTTTTTGAACAATTTTTGTTTTCCATGTATCATATATATATTATTTTTTTAAGTATTTTACGCATTTATTTTAATGATTTCTTTTCCATGTTTTTTCGATTTTATGTGCCTTCTGTAATCATTTTTTTGTTTAGTTTGAAAATTACACTTTATACAAGTATAATGTCCTGTGCTATCTTTTATTAATTCATTGTGATCCAATTTTATCGATTTCGAATGATTTGGGATTTCCATTATTAAATAAATGAGTGATTTACTTAAGTTATTTTAAATAATTATATTATCTACATAAAAACATCAAAAAGGTTTTACCCCTAAAATAATAAGACGAGACACCAAGCAAGCGTCCATTGCGTGCCTGGTTTGCTTCAGTGTCATGGGGTTTTTTTTCTGCCCAAAAGGGTATGAATCCTGCTTACTGAAGATTTTTTCTGTTAAATTCCTGTTACTGGAACTAATCTAATAAATTCTTAATAATCTTTTTAATAAACTTTTTTTTTTTTTAACCCAACACTAATTTCCAAACTTACAATTTTGAAAGTGGATTCCTTTAATCAAAGAATCCATATTTTATATTATAGGTTTGGATTTTATTGATCGACGTTTCAAATATTTCAAAATTTATTTTTAAAAAATTAAAAATTACAAAGCAATCCAAGTAAGCACTTTTTAATGAAAAAAAAGTTCAGTGTTCAGGAATTATACCCTTTGGGGTAAAATAAAACCCCACGACACTGAAAAATCGAGTATTTTTACCCCTTTGATTTTTCGTAATACATTTTATTGTATACTTTTTGATACTCTTTTACCTTTTCTTTGTTTTTAAGTTTCCATTCCTTTTGCTTATCTTTTTTTTTCAAATTTCGTTCTTTCGTCTTTAATTTACCTGCTTGTATTTCTTCTTCTGTCATCATTTTTTTTTTCTCTTCTCTTTGAATTTTCAAACACTCTTTAATCAATTTCTCTGCTTCTTCTTCAGTAGACGACGTTTTGCGTATAACATCTTTCCAATTCATTATATATTATGCGTGGTTTCCTTTAAATTGATTTTATATGGTTGGATTCCTTTAATTTAAATACATTTCGATATTATAATGAAATGGACTCGATAGTCAAGAAAGGAAGATTTGATCAAACTAATATTTTGGATATTTCGGAAAGTAAAATATTAAAAGATGCTTACGGAGAATGGGTAATTATAGGTAACAGGATTGGAAAACCATGTCAATGTTATTGTAATGCTTGTTTAAATAAACCGACATCCAAATCCTATTTATTATATAATATAATTACAGGTAATAGTTATATAAATAATTTATCTTTATAAATATAATGGCAGAGCTGATACAGATTATTAAACAAATTATCGATTCGAGACCTCACGACTTAGAGGAGATTATTCTTCCAGTGGAAATGTTAAATGGTCTTCCTGTTTCAATACGAATAGTTATTCAGCCAAATTTATATAATTATTTATTCTTTATTGATGTAGATTGTGAGGATATTATTGTAGAGCCTGATGAAGAACCATTAAAATTACTACAAAAATTATTTTATGAGATTCCTATTATAAATCCAGTAATCGATAATGAATATTTCATCGAATCATTTAAAAATATTGTAAACTCATTGCGATATGATAATAAGAGTGGCAAAATTGAAGATGGAGAAGATGAAAACGATACTAAATTTTTTAGAGATTTGATAATAAATGAAAATATTACTTTTCGAGAGGAGGATTTTTGTCCAGTTTGTTCAGAAATAACCAAAACTAAAACTCAATGTAATCATTCACTTTGTTTCATTTGCTGGAGTAAAATTAAAGGTGATGTAAAGCCTTGCCCGATATGTAGACAGGCAATTTACTTTAATAAAAATTGAAAAGGTTTAAAGACATTATGCTATATTATGCTATAGGATGCCGAGAAAACCGATTGAATGGAGCAAATGTATCATCTATAAAATATGGAAAAATGATGACTTTTACGTTGGGTCGACGACTGACTTTACGAATAGGAAACGAAGTCATAAAAATGATTGTAATAATGAAAAAAGCAAAAATTACAATTATAAAATATATCAAACAATTCGAGAAAAAGGTGGATGGATTGATTGGCAAATGACTCCATTGGAGGAATATGTTGAATGTCAAACTCAAATTGAAGCAAGAATAAAAGAAGAGGAATGGCGGGTTAAAATTAATGCAAATTTAAATATGATAAAAGCACATCGTGCAGAAACAAAACAAGAATATAAGGCACAACATTATCAAGAGCATAAAGAAGAAATTAAAGAAAAACAAGCACAATATCGTCAAGAGCATAAAGAAGAAAGAAAAGAATATAATACTAAATATTATCAAAATAATGCAGACAAAATAAAAGAAAAATTTGAATGCAAATGTGGTGGAAAATATGTACGAGCAACAAAATCAAGACACGAAAAATCAATTATTCATCAAACATATTTAGCAACCATAATTTAAAAATAACTAAACTAATTATTTAATGATTATAAGCATAACATCCGATAATACAGAATATATTGAAAAACTTAAAGCAAAAGGATTTAAGGAAATACAATCACGAATTCGTAACAAAAAAATGATGACTTTTACAGATGTAGAAGTTAATCCTTTTATTTTAGTGGTGAAAGATCGATTGCCATTTGTGAAGAAGATGCCTTATTATCAAAACAACACGAAGGAAATATGCCCTCATTGTGGTAAAGATTTTCATTATAGATGGCTTCAGGAACATATTAAATTAAAACATTTGAAATAATTTCTTTCTTTATAGTATATGCCGCTTTTGACTCATCTTAACAATGATATGAATCGGATAAATCGTAGGGTAGTGAAGGCAATGATGAGACAAGCACAAGATCAAATGCCAGATGTCCCAGCTCCGCCAATAGATAGTGATGTAACACAAAATTATCTTGCTCTTATGAAAAGTCTCACATCTATTTTGATGTACTTAAGAGAAATATACTCTTATCGATTTGGTATCCAACCTGAAGGTGAAGTAGATGATTATGATATGCCAGATTTACCAGAGGGTTTTGGTGAAGAAGGTTCTCAATTTTCTGGCTCGCAGCAAGCATCTGAAATATCCTACGCAAACCCATTTGGATCTCAAGCATCAGTAGCATCCAGTGGGCAACCTTTTTTCCGTAGAGGTGTTGCGTCGCCTCCTTCTTCCGTATATTCAGGGCCAGTTTCTAGACCTCAATCTGTCTCTCAACAAGCATCAACTGTTGGAAGACCGTCTACAAGATGGGAAGGATTAAGTCAACTCTCAGAACCACGTCGTAATGAGCAAAGCATAGAAGAGAATATAATTTATGCTCAAGGAAATTCAATTGTATTAAATTCTTTAACAAGAGAAGTAGTAAATTCTCAATTTTTGGTAGAAGAATTACCATTCGAGCAATTATCAAAAATACAGAAACAAAAATTAAAAGTAATTATTGTTAAAATCGACAAAGTAAAAAGTGTTATTAGTGTTGGAATATCAAGACCTATTTTTATCAAATTGAATAAAATATTAAGTCGTATTGCGACGAGTTTGGGATCAGAAGGTTCAACGAGTGAATTTTTGCCAAGAACAGAAGGTGAAATAGCACCAGTTGAAGGAGATGAATTGATTGGATATGGAAGAAAACATCGCAACAAAATGCTTTCACCAGCAATGTTTGCATCACATAATGTAAATAGTATGTTTGTTCATTCACTTTCAAAAAGAAATAATTAGTAATAGT